GTTAAAGAGTATCACATGCCCGCATGTTGTTTTGCTGCTTTACCGTTCAAACATTGGCGAGGTACGATGAAGTTTCGATTCCAAATCGTCGCTTCAGCGTTTCACAAAGGAAGGTTAAAAATCGTTTACGATCCTTCTTTTCCCTTAACCAATGAATATAATACCAATTACACTCATATTATTGATCTTGCTAAAGAGCGGGACTTTACAGTCGAGGTAGGTTGGGGCCAGCAGTGGTCATTCTTGCAACACAAGAACATGACACTGAATGGGGGCCCAATTTACGATACTACTGCACTTGGAAGTGCACCAAATGTTCGCGCAAATGGTATACTTTCTGTGTATGTAGTTAACGAACTTACAGTTCCAAATTCTACAGCAAACAATGACATTAGTGTTAATGTATTTGTTTCAGCCGGAGAAGATTTTGAGGTTGCAAACCCATACGATTTAGACATTCGTGCCTTGTCGTGGTATGCACCGCAAGCTGGCGAGTACACTCCCCAATCGGGTGAGATGTCTCAACCAGATGCTGATCTTACTCCCGATGAATCAGCCCCAATGAAGTTAGAACCAACTGAAACAATGGGACCTACTTTATCCTGCGAGGATCACACATTAGATGTGTTCTTTGGAGATCCTGTGGCCTCTTTTAGGCAATGCCTTAAGAGATATAATTATTTGCATTCTTTGCAATTTGATTCAAACACAGGCTTCAATCGCTGGGTACTAAGTAATTTCCCAATGTATAGAGGTTATGCTTCAGGAGCAGAACATCAAGCAGCAACACCGTCCGACCCCACTCCCTACAACTACGCAAAGATGACGTTACTAAATTATGTGACGCCAGCTTATACGTGCCGGAGGGGGGGACTTCGGTGGAAGTACATGTACAATGGAAGTGTCGTTCGCGGTTCCGATATAATCGGATACATGGGTGTCGAACGAGATCCTTCCACTGGTAATGTGTACGGACAGTCAACAGTCACTCCCATTGGTATTGGGAGTGGATCAATTTCGGAAAGAATCGCTGTTGAACTATCAACCGCTGGTTCTGGCTGGCCCGGGTCACACGTGACCCCGATCCAACAGAATGCAGCCTTGGAAGTTGAATTGCCTTTCTATACCGAAGAACGTTTCGTTCCTGGTAAGAAAGGGAACGTAACTGGTACGGGCACCAGAAATTTCTTTCACGATCTGACTTGTTACATTGACGCGAACTCTTCTTCCGATGTCGCATCGATTCGAGCATATGTGAGTACCGGTGAAGATTATACCCTTGGGTTCTTCACTGGTGCACCAGTCGCGTACTTGCAAAGCGATCCTGCCGCAAGTGCACTCTAGCCAATTCCTGAGAAATAGGAAAATTAAATGTGTATAAGATAGTATAGGCTAGCCTGAGAAGGTAAATAAATATTAATCCATACGGTGACCGTATGGTAGGTTAATCCTGAAGGGAGATACTTTGTATCCCTGGGACTTCGGTCCGCCCCCTTCACGACACCTTCGAGCTGAACGCTCTAGAAAACTATGACCTTGGTTTTCAACCCATGTGGAGCGTTCATCGCTCTGCATGGGAACAATTTTCCCCAGGTCACAAGTTTCTACAGTTGTACTGCTCGAGAAATCGAGAGAGAACGGTCTACAAGAGGTTTTAACATCTTTTATCCTAGCCCATTCCGTTCTCAAGGTCACTAGCGC